AATAAAGGTCGAGCATGTTAACAAACTGCGTCAACAATTCTATGATGTCAATAAGTATGACATTAAATTGTTAGAACCGAGAGCACACGCAGTTGATGAGAACACAGTTAGCATGCTATGTAGCATGAAAGATCGTGACTACTTATTGGGTGAGTCCAGTATGGAACAAAGTAGGTGGCCCGGGTGGGGTTTCTACTTTGGCAAACTAGGGCAACTGGGCCGGACTATCAAGGATACGATCATTGGAGAACCGGAGATTGGTGTGAGAGCCGCACAAGATCAGCAGTTAGCTCGGAATTGGAGGACATATGTTCCCATGACACGGCTCTAAAAAGTTTCGCAGATTGGAAACAAGCTAGTTTAGATTTTAGATCAGCAAATGTAAATAGTTGTAAATCTTGTAAATATGTAAAGTTATTTGATATAAAGTTTGACGGTAGACTAGACAATTATATTTTTAGAAATTGTTGGCACAACGATGTTGTGTCACTTCACAATCGTTATCTTGCAGACACTAAGCCGTACCTGGAAGATAAAATAGATGAGACCCTCGTTACAGAATGTTTAGATGAACTTGTAGCATTACTCAAATCATGTATACGGGATGGTCCAATTAAATTGAAAGATTACGTTTTTAGTAAAACCGGTAAATTACGTAATAGATACCACAGAGCAGCACAACGCATATTAGGAAAGGACAAAACCCTCTGGTCAGTTTCCAGAATGTCGGCATTCATAAAATTAGAACTGTTTAGCGAAATAAAACCACCGCGAACGATTATGGGCCGTGACCCGAGGTTTGGGTTAATTTATGCTTTGTATTGTGCTGTTATCGAAGAGGCAATGTCCAAACTACCAGAAATTGCAAAAGGGAAGAACTTCAAGGAACGTGGGGAAGCATTCAGAACGTTAATCTGGAATAAAACCATGTTGGAAGGAGACATGAGCAAATATGAAGGTAGTTTGAGAGAACAAGTACTGGAGTGGGAGCTATATATAGCTAAGGGCCTATTTAGTGAGTATGACTATGAAATGTTTAAAGCATGTTGGTTAGTCAAGTACCACAAGGTAGGTTGTACATCCTCCAATGTACAGTTCAAGTTCTGCGCTTGTAGAGGTAGCGGCGACATGGACACTGGTTTGTTCAACACACTAATAAACTGGGTCCTTTGTCGTTATTTCGAGAAGGTCAACAAATTGGGTGTGCGCAGATTCTTCGTAGATGGTGATGACAATTTAATTAACGGCATGGGTAAGTCTCATTTTATTGATACTTTCGCTTACTTTGGTTTTGACTGTAAACTCAAAGTTAGAAGAGACTACCACGAATTAGAATTTTGCTCTTCAAAATTCATACAATACAGTCCGGGCAACTTCATGCAAGTACAAAATCTTGCGAAGTTATTGAGTAACGTCTTTGTCATAAAGAACCGTAAGTTCGACAACTGTAGGGGTGAGTACATGACCAGCTTGGGTTATATGTACTACAAACTCTATGGTGATCTGCCTGTTTACTCAAATTTAGCCCAGATGTTGATGGCATCCGGATCTCAGCTCAAGACTCGAAGAATGAATGCTGAGTTATTACGCGAAATAAATCCGATGACTCTCGCAGCCACCAACACACAACCAATCTCGTGTGATAAGATCACGGCATTTACTGAAATCATCATGAGTTCCAATCTATCATCTGTAGAACTCTCCAGTATAATGCACACACTAGATTCAACAATCATACCACTAACGACCGCTACTGATAGACGGTACCGCGCAGGAATGAAGGATAATCAAATAGATACCTACATGCTTGATGCTGCCCAGCTAAAAGTTGAACACATGCTTGAACAACAAAGCATGACCAACTGGTACAACTTAG